GACATGAGATTCCGAACATACGCTGAGGACTCATGGACAGCGATGGTTCTCAAATACATTGAGGACAACTACTTCGGATCAGGAGAACCAGACTGGGATCTCTGGGTTCAGCGAGAGGAAGATATCATCGCTGAAGTACACTTGCAGATGGATAGGCTACATGTGGAGAGGAGCAAGAAATGATACTAGCAATCATGAACGTGGCGAATCCGTTGTACGAGTTCTTGATCCTGCCAGTCGGATTCATTGCTCTGGGCTGGTTCTGTAACTCGCTCTCTGACAAGTACCTTGAGTATGAAGCAAACCGGAGCCAGCCAAAGCCAACGAACGTTCGGTTGTTGTTCCCTCCAGAGGACACAACGCCGGAACTGTATGACTGGCAGAACGATCCCTACTTTTCCACCGAGGAACAGTAGAATGATCTGAGAGCGTCGGTCGTAGAGCGCAAAGACCGAAGCCTGATATTGGTGAGTCGTCTATATTCGGGTCATAGCAAACTCAGACGGCGAGTCAGTCAGGCTCTTTGCGACCGGCGTTCTTGTATGTTGTCAGCGAGATCCGCCTTCATATGGAACAGCGTGACCGAGTGAGATCATCTCATCGTTGAGGCATTGACCGTCATCGTTCAGGATCCTTCCAAGGACTCTGCCGAACTTTCCTTTGCCGTCAAGTTGTGTCTGTACGATCACAACGCCGTCTCCTTCTTTGCACCACTCCTCCACATATCGTTTGGATAGAAGTCCAGCCTCTTTCTCAATGGGATCTCTGGTGCGTGACTCTGGCGCATTGATGCCAGCGAATCGGATCCTTGCTTTCATATGGATATCAAAACCGAGATCCAGAACAACATCAATGGTGTCTCCATCAATGATTCTTTCAACGGTTGCTTTGTAGTGGAATAGTTTTCCTTTGCTCATGGTTGTGTCACCTCCGTGATTGTCATATTGTAGTGTCCGTTCGTGTCTTGATTGTAGATGCCCAACTCTAGGCGATATGTTCCAGCCTCCAGTTGGCGTGTGATCGCCGAGTCCCAACAGTTTCCAGATTCTCCGCATTCTTCGTAAGTTCCGCAAGTGCAACCTCCGTCGTCATCTTGCTGGAGCAGAGTTCCGGTTGAGTCATCGTACAGTTTGATGAATGGGTCGCCATAGTCGCTTGGATCGTCCCACGCTCCGCAAGTTAGATCTGTTCGTGCCACGATCTCCAGTGTCGTGGTTTGCTGAATGGTAAATACAAGCGTATCCGGTTGTCCAAATGTGTCAATGTCCGCCACACAAGAATCCCCAACGCCGGACCAGCCTGCGGTCAATCCGCAGTCAATGGTTTGGACCGCTGTCACTGACGAAACTGTGTCCACCGTGTACGGATCACCGATCACGATATCAATGAAGCCGTCAGTCCATTCCGTTGTCGTAGTGTCCACATATGTTGTTGTCACGGTCGTCTCTGTCACCGTGGTTTCGTACCAGTAGCCGTCACTAGAATCCAAAGCCTGAGTCGTAACCGAAGAACTCACAGAACTCTGATCCGTCTGCTCTGTCGTCACAACAGGATCCATCGGAGTCGCACAGCCACTCGGTTTCGGAATCTGAGTCGTCGTCCATGAAATCGTCATCATCTCCGGTGGGTTGTCCTCCCTCCACAGGCAGTCCCTCACTGTCGCCACCAGTTCCTCCGTCGTCCATGAAGTCTCCGTCTGCGTCTCCTGAATCGGTTTCTGAACTGTCTCCGTCAAGTCCTCCCAGATCGTCTCTGTTGAAGTCTCCGTCCCAGTCAGGAAAGTCTTGGTCTTTCCCTTCCGTATCTGGATCTCCTCCCATTTGATCTCCGTCGTCGTCTCCGTCCACAGGGTATCCACCCACGTCTCCGTCAGCGTTCCCCCAGCATCGGTGTATTCCTCCGTCCTTGTCGTATTCGCAGAGGAGATCACTGGGGAGTTCGTCGTGTAACTCCTTAGCAGAATCTCCTCCGAAATCAATTCCGTCCCTATCAGGACCGGCTCCGGATCCCCAAAAGGGTCGCCGTCATCAACTCCTTCAAAGTCGTCCCATTCTTTCGCTTCCTCAATGTAGAAGTCAGCGTCATAGTCATCTGGATCCCAGTGGTCGTCGTCCCAGTAGTCGTCATCAAAGTCGTCCCACACAAAGTCATCGTCATCGTCGTCTTTGGCGATCAAGAAAATCTGATCTTCCTCAATCTGCTCAATCCAAGTGTCGCCCAGAACTTCTTCCACTGTTCCAGTCGCTACCGCTTGGAAGTAGTCGGCATCGGAAGCCACCCACGCTTCAATCTGATCTTCCTCCGTGGTGAGTTCACCGGTGTCAGCGTCGTATGTGATTTCGTATTCAATCGGCGCTTGATCTTCTTCCAGTTCAGTTTCAAACTCGGTCTCAACTAGGATCTCCCCAGAGTCAGCGTCAACAATGTCAATCTCAATCAACTTGTCTGCTTCTTGTCCTTCTTCTGGATCCTGCTCCTCCAGATCAAACTCAATGTCTTGGTCAGCGTCAGTCGGGATCTCCACCGCCACATCTTCCACAGCGATCTCCAGAGTTCCGCCTTCCAGACCTTCAATCTCCACTTCGCCGTCATCGTCCCACTCAATCAAAGATTGCTCCTCCACCGGTTCGCAATCCTCACAAGATTCTTCCGGTTCTTCCAACGCCGTGACCGGTGCTTCAATCTGAACGGATCGTTCTTCGTCCAGAACCAGCAAAGAGAACTGTGTCTCAGCCTCAGCGGTTTCTGGCTCCTCCACAACGTCCGCCGGATTCTGGCTCGTGCTTTGCGTTACGTCCGCCGAATAGGTTTCAACCTCTGGCGGTAAATATACCAGAACAGGATCAGCGGTTCCTCGGCTTATCAAATACCGGTATGAGGCGTTCGGGATCTCGTTGATGAACTCTCCATCAAACCAGCCGAGGCGATTGTTTTTGCCGTCTACGATCTGCAAACCGATTTGTGTGTCTCCGGTAGTCGCAACCGTCAGGAGCGTCCCAGATTTGGTTTGTGCGTCGTTGGGACAGAATGGACATGTGAACGGTCCACGTCTGGCGCTCATCGGTGTCAGTTCCAACGTTCCGGTTGATCCGGACCAACCTCCGCTCGTGTCGTTCGGGTTGAGGCTGGCGAGATCGTAGGACCAGCGATCGCCGTCAATGTTGATCCAACGCTCCTGATTCGGGTGATTTGAGTCATATATGAAGATCCGCCACTGATCTCCGATCTGTTCCACCCTGTACGGTGTCACAGCGTGTCCTCCTGCCTCTGAATACAATCCGAGCGTGTATCCCAGCGAAGAACCCTCAGAATCGCCTGAGAAGTCCTCTGAGAGCGTCTGAGCGATCTGCGCCGGAGTCAGTGACAAGAACTTCTCCGCTTCCTCAGCGACCTCAAAAGCGAACTGTGTCGTGTACCAGTACGCCAACTCTGAGAGCAACCGTGGATCCTCCTTAACCATGGAAGCAACATTAGCCACATTCTGATATTCGCTGATGGCGTTCTGATCGTTAGCGAGCCTGAGCGCCAGCACAGCGAAACCTTCACAGAGACCGTTCGCCATGGACCGGTTCGCCTGCTGAATGAGTTGAAGCACAACCGGATAAGGCGTGCATTGATTGTCAACGACTTCGGAGCAGACTTGATGATCGCCGTACAAGCGCCGGACCATGTTCACGGTCAGCGATGCCGGTGCTTCACCGCCACCAAAGTTCTCAAACGAGAATCCATCTTCTGCTGGTTCGTAATCCAGAGACACGCTGATGGTTTGCTGGCTGTCATCAATGACGACAGGGGCGACTGTCTCTTGTTCGCCTCCACCGCCGGAACACGCTCCAGCGATCAGCGCCAGTGATCCAAGGAATCCAAAAAGTTTCTTCATCGCCTCTTTCGTTTTGCTTGATAGATAAACAGACCGGCAAGTATCAGAATCAATCCAGCGCCGACAAGAATCGGAATGAGAGATCCTGCTGGCGCTCCTGCCAGATCCAGAGAGAAGTTCTTCCCTCCACCGCCGAGAAGATCATTCTCTGATTTGAGTTCCGCCACCGCCGACTCCAACTGCGTGACTTGATACTCCAGTTGAGCCTGATCGTTGCCAGAGTCCCAGAGGAAACCGAACGCTCCGCCGATGGTCGCCGGTAGTCCGAGAATATAAGCGATGTTGTCTTTGATCCGATCAATGAGAGACTTGGCTTCATCAATCCGGTCCAGTGTGGATTCCACAGCGCTGGTCGCTGAATCCATTTTGGAATCAATCGTTGATCGCAAATCAGCGATCGCATTTATGAGTTCATCATTTGTGTCGCTCACCTCAGCGACCTCCTCTTGGTCGGTCACTGTAGGACACTCCTATCAATAGAATATCAAATTTCTCGGATCGCCACAGAAGGGTCTGAGAACAATGTATGATGAGTTGAGCAGATCCCCAAAGAGGTATGACCTCCTAGTCTTGGTGGTACAAAATTATGTGGTTTCTCCCTGCTTTGGGGATTGGAGCCGGTCGGACGTTGTTTCCAAAATCTCCGCCGACCGGCTCCTCCAGTTTCATCAATTTCAATGTTTTGTGTTTTTTTGGGGCTGTTTTTGAAGATTTTTGAGAAATTTCTTTGAGGTCAAAACCGTTGGATTCTAGGGCTTATTTGGGGATTCGGGAAAGAAATATCGTCAACTGGCGCAGAATGAGTTGCAAATATAGGTATATGGACCTATCTTGGAGTCATGGAAACAACGATCAACAAGGAGATCACAATGGAAGCAAAAGTACTAATCAACGACAGCATGTTCACACGATGCGAAGAAGGAATCCTCAACAACGGTGAAGTCCTTCGCTACTCAGAACTCTCACGAGATGAAATCAATGACCTAATGGAAAAAGGTTCAGCGCCTGCAATGACAGTACGAGGATTTGAAGAACTTGCTCCAGCAACTTGGATCAACGATCTTTTCATTGATGCTGGAACCTACGAAGTCCAAGCAGACTCAGCCACTCAAGCATGTGACCAAATCTTTCAAGCATTTGGAAACGACATTGAAGGAAGCAAGCCTGAAGGATACAACGGTCGCTCACTAAGCGTCGGCGATGTCGTAGTCGTAGACGGAACCGCTTATGCTTGCGAAGCCTTTGGTTGGAAAGAAATCACTGGTCCAATCTTTGACTCAAACATCGCTTAAGGCGACAGGGTTGAGCGGAGCGAGACCGCCACGAGGAGCGAGACCTCACAACTCACGACCGGAACAATCCGGCAAACTAAACCACCAAGATCAAAAGGAGATCAAAATGGAAAATATAGAAATCACAAGATACTCAAAAGCATTTGACGGAGCGGATTACAAAGACCGAGACGTTCACATCTTCGCCAAAGGTGCGTATGTTACAGCAACGCAGTTGCAAGAAACAGAAGAAGTGTCAGACGTAACGGTTAATCTAGACAAGGAAACGAAACTTTACTTTGCCTGCGAAACCAATGGAAGTCAAACTTTCCAATTCGGGAATGTAACAATTCGCTTGACAGCGGACCAGTTGGATCAGATGATCGCCAACCGTACTGATGTCACCGGAAAAAATTACATGGACATCAACGCTTTATATTCCGATGAGGAGATTACTGCTTAGTAAGACAAGAACACACTTGGTGGTGTGTTTCCATAGGGAAGTCCCCGACTCCGGTCGGGGACTTTCTGCTTTCTGCCCTGATTCCACTCAACGAGATCAACGAGCAGAGCATCAGCGCACTCTTCTTCCGTCAGAGGCTCCTCAGAGCCTCTCAGAGGCGTTTCTACGAGTTCTAGGCATGACCAACACCGGAAACCGGTATCGGCGCTCCACGTCACGTCACAGCCGTCACAGCGGACAGCGGTCACGAACTACTTTTTCTTCGCCGGAGCCTTTTTCTTGGCTGGGGCTTTCTTCGCTGGAGCCTTCTTCGCTGTCGTTGCTTTCGCCGGTGCTTTCTTCGCTGGGGCTTTCTTCTTCGCCGGAGCCTTCTTCTTTGGCTTACCTTCTAGCGCTTCCCACACAGCATCATCAACGACACCAGTCGGTTCCAACTTGTTGTCCTTCTGGAACGCCACAACGCCACGGAGAACCGCTTTGCTGAACATTCCCTTGTTGGACCGTCCAACGTCATATCCACGCTCACGGAGTTGTTCCTTGAGTGCTATGACAGCGACACGGTTGGCTCTCTTGTTGCTTAGTCTTGGCTTTGTCATGTCTGTCTCCTACTCGTAGAGATGCTCGTCGGCATCTTCTGGAATGTCTTGTTGTTGCTTCACGATGGAAGCAGTTGCGTCACCGATCGGAGCCATCGTGCAGATCGCTCCTTTGATGACTGAAATCATCGCTGGCAGAGCGCCTATGCCTGCCATTTTGAGAGTTGAGATTCCGCCCATGTCCACGCCCATTCCGGAAGCAGAAAGCAGTCCGAGGAATGTTTGGACATAAGTGAAGATCGCTCTCTCAGCGATGTCTTTGAATTGGTCAATGTTTAATCTCATATCATTCTCCTATTTGATAAGTTTTGCCCACGAAAGCGGTCCGCAAATTCCGTCAACGACCAGATTGTTCTGGCGTTGAAACTGACGGAAAGCCTTGTCGGTCTTACGTCCCCAAATCCCATCTGGGAATCCGCACCGAAAGTTCTTGGCGTTCAATCGTTCCTGAACGACTTTCACCGCCGAGTTCCGACTGCCTCTCCTGAGCGGTCGCCGAGCAACTTGAGCGCCGAGCATGGCGATCGCTCCTGCGACTCCCTTCATGTCCACCTTGGTTTTTTTAACACTTGCGGACTCGCTCTTTTCGCCCTTCATCGCTGGCGCTTGGAAGATTCCATTTGAGTTGCGCCATTGATAGTGCCATGGCTCATATTGAGGTCGGAAAACTGTCTGGCAAACGCCGTATTGTTTCGCCACTGGAACGAACTTCTCCCAAGTCAAACCGGAATAGAGTCGGATATCCACAGCATGTCCGAATCCGTCAAAAGCCTGTTGATGGAATGAGCCTTGCCATGGACCCTTCACCGGATCAGGGAACTTCCTGTCTGGGTTGCTGGCGAGATTGAAGTGAGAATAGCCAGCCTTGCCTTTCAGTTTGTTCTGGTAACCGTCCCAGAAATACTTCTGATCCGCATACGAACGAACGCCACTCACGATCTTCGCTTTGCCATTGAACTCACCATTGAGGAGAGCGTCAAGCCGAGCGACGAACGTCGGGTGCAAGAGATCCACTCTCACTCTGTTATGTACTAAAGGTAGTTTTTTTGCCATGTCATTCTCCATTCTAGTTCAAAGGCTTTCAACTGTCTGTAGCCACGACATATCCATCGCTCAAAGCGTCAGCGACTTGTTCCGCTGTGGCGTTGAATTGATCGCCGTGTTGGTATTGGTTAGCACCAAGAATCTTTCCTGCTTCATACGTTCCAGTCACTTGATTGAAATACATGTTGTTCGTCACAACTCGGTATCTAGGCATCTTCAACTACTTTCAAATCAACGTCCTCATCTTCTGGCGTTGCTTCCTCAAGTAGTTGACCCATTTTGCGAATCTGGACTGCTTGGACACAGATCTCAGTTTCTTTGGGGAATCTGTTCTGCATCTCAGCAAGAACCTCTGTCGGGTTGATATGTATTTCCATTGTTTTCTCCTATTCTTCGCTATGCGTCTGCATCTGCGTCAATGTATGGATTCTCATATTCTGTGATGAGTTTGCCATTGTTGTCTGTTTGGCTTGATCCTTTGATGTTGTCGTCTTTGCGTTCTCCAATAACCAACCAAGAACACACAGCGCCGTTTGGTCCGTTGATTGTCAATGTCTTTCCTGACAGCGACCAAGTGACAGCGTTTCCTGAACTACTGACCATTGACCAAGTGTTTGTGTTCAGCGCTTCCCAAGTTCCAGCAGTCATGTTTGAAACTGTGTCAAGATCAACCGTTGCTGAACTTCCTGAAATTGTAACTGTGCCACGATATATGTTGTCACATGTTGGACCTTCAATGAATGAGTGACGCAAACGCCAGTCTCCGCCTTTAGTTGGGTGTGGAATGTCAAATGAGCCTGAACCTTTAGACAACGCTCCAGAAACTGTAACGTCTGCTCTGAGAAAAATGTCCTCAAATAATGACCCACCTGCTCTCGGTCCTATGTAGCAAGTGCCACCAGCGTTTCCTGATATCCAGAGTCGTGAGTTGTCTGACCCTGTTCCAGTGTTATCTGCGAGAATGTTGTAACTCTCTTTGAATTGTATTTGAAAGTTTGAACCACTTGCTGTTGTGTCATCAAATCTGAGAACTGCGTCACCGTGAAACTTAAGATCGTCAATTGATTCGTCCCATTGCAGATAACTTCCACTCGTTGCCCCATAGATAATGACATCATGTCCTGTGTCATCAACTCCAACAGTGAGTGTTCCATCTATTTGAACAGCGCCATCAATATCAACAGCGTCAAGGTTTGCTGTTCCATCAACATCAAGGTCTCCATCAATATCAACGCTGTTTTGAAAAAAGGCAATTCCGTTTGTCAGTTCAAGACCATTTCCACCATTTCCATTGATTACTAATTTGTCAGCACTTTCGTCCCATAAAGCATAACTTCCAGACGTAGCGCCGAAGAACTTAACGTCATGTCCTGTGTCGTCTTGACCAACCGTGAGTGTTGCTTTCAATGTTGTTGCTGATCCGTCATATGTGAAGTTAGCGTCAGCGCCGAAACTGCCACTGTCGTTGAACTGGACTTGATGATCCGAGCCAGCGACTTGAGTTGTGATGTCAGAGGTGAACGCCACTGTTCCTGTTCCGTCTTTGAATGTGATTGTCCGATCAGCGGTGGGATCAGTGATCGCAAACGTTGTTTCATGAGCGTTGTCAGAATTACCTTCAAACACTAAAGGTGATGCTCCCTGAATGACCGCTGACGTGAGATCCATCGTTCCGTTGAACGTTGATGAACCAACGACCGACAATGTGGTGTCAGCGTGATTTGCGTCCTCTGGAGTAGTTGAATCAGGGTCGGAAATATAAACTCTGTCGTTGACCAGATCAAGTCCGATCGGGAGTGGAACGTTGTCTGTTGTGCCTGATCCTGTTGTTTGGTCAATGAACGCTCGGAAGCATGAACCGTAGTCGTTCCAGTCCGTAGCGGTCACGATGTAACCGCCAGCCCGATTGTTCACTTGAAATTGCCAGTTGATTTGTGTCATGTCGTCTCCTTAGAAGAATAGCCTTGTTGTGATGCCCAGTTCTGAGAACGCCGAGTACGTTCCAGAGCCGTCGTCCAGTGTCCAATATCCGGCTGTGTCCGCCGGTGATAGTTCAAACTCGGTTGTCCATGAAGCGCCTCTGCCTTTGTGGATAATTCTTTCAACGATGACCGTTGAAGTGATACTGTTCCCAGCAGACGGCGTTCGTTCTATCGTGTACGCATTTCCGAGTTCCGCCTGTAAGACAACCGCCCAGAGAGCGTCTTGTTCCTGTGGGATCAGTTTAATTGACTGAACCCTGTTCGCCGGATTCGCTAAACGCCCGATATTGTAATCCGCCCAAGTATCAGCATCAGAAGTTGAAGTCAACAAAAGATCCGCCTGAGTCAGGGATCTGACACCGAACTTGGTTTGTGAATCAGTATCATTTTTTTGAGTTCCAGAAGATCCTGATGTGATCGTGGTGTCAATCCTGTTGATGATGTCCAAGTCCTCAGATTCAAAGTTGAGTCGGTTGTACTTGACTCTCCCTCCGGAAGTTGAGGTGTCAGAAAATGTTGCTGAGATTGAAGCGAACTGAGCGATTCTGTTCACTCGGTTCAGGAATGTCATCACTCCAGAGCGTGACACAAAGAATGAACCGATCTCCGCTGTTTCTACTTGCTGACATTGCAAAAGAACATCTTCCGCCACAGCATATGTTTTCGCTGGGACCGTTTGATTGTTGGAATCATTGTCTATGTCCCGATAGCCGGACACAGATGTTGAACCGGAGCCGGAACCCACCCATTTCGCCTGATCCAAAAGATTCGCTACTCGCAGACCGGAAAGTTCTTGAGATTCTGAACTACCGTCACATCTCGCCAGAGATAACGCTTTGAAAGCGTCTACGCATTCCAGTCTCGTCAGTTGATCTTTCTCATGCGGATACTCCTGAACCCATTTCTCAACGAACCCACGGAAAATCACATACGTCGTTGATGTCGCTGGATCAGTTGCTTTGACTCTGACGTGACGCATCGGAATCACATTCGTTTCTCCGCTCACATAATACGGTGATGGAGAGCCAGTGTTGCTCGGATCCAAATATCCGTTTGAATTAGAAACGATAATCACGGCTCGCCCTGCCTGCGTTGTGGACAGTTCGCCTTTGCGTCCACGAACGATCTGGAACTCACGGATCGGATTTGCTGTTGAGATCGTCGTGAAGTCAGAATCCTGAGCATCTTCAGTGATGCCCTTCTGGAACGCCACTTCCACGGTCACGGTTGCGAGAGCCATTAGCCGAACTCCAGTGAAGCGTTCCGGTTCTTGGTTCGGATTAGTTGCGCCTGAATAGCGTCAGCCAGATCCATTTCGCTCAGGACCGATCCTTCAACAACAACGTTGACTGTTGTGCTACCGCCGAGCATATTCCCAGCCTCATTCAAGGGTATAATCGCTTCTGGTCCAGACTCGCCTGCCAATATCG